GGCGCTTGTACGAAAGTTTATGCCCGTTCATAATTATTATATTCGGAAAATGACATAAATAATATTCGTTATAAACATAGAAGTCGTACATTTATATTATGATAATTTCCATTAGAAAATTTTATATTTGGTCGTTTTTTTATATTTATTATCGCCCAATGGAATGGCGATTTCCGTTGAATATAATGTTTTATGATGTTGTCTAACAATATATCGTATGATACTCATAAAAGGTCGTTTAGACCCGCGTTCTTCACGGCAACCACGACAGCCACTTGCCGAATAATACTTACGTATATAATCCGTAAGCCCTATTATTTGATCTTGTAATTCGGTATTTTTATCGATTTCATCCAATGTAAATGAATTATCTTCGTTGTAATTCAACATATTCATTAATCGTTCATAAATCAAATTACGTTCGGATTCATATTTTTCTGTTTTTTTCTTGTCTGGCATGATATTATACATGACATATTATCTTTATGTCATTTATGGAAACAAACTTACAATCCAGCACTGACATTGGATTGACAATTTTCAATAATAAATTCCTCTAAATATGTTTCTTGAAAAATCTTACGTTGGTTCTCATGTTTTTTTGTAAAAATATATTTGTCATTTCGTTTTTTAACCGTCCAACCATTATCTAATGCATTGGTAATAAACATCATTTTTTGAAATTGTTTCCGGTCCATTTGTATATTTTTGGTAGTTTCTAAATATATTTTGGTAGAAATATTTTCATCCGACATTTTCGTATATAATAGTTTTATATACGAAATTAACGATTTTTACGATAAAAAATGTATATACTCAAGTAAAACATATAAAAACTTTACTATAAATTTATAATCAATGAACCAAAATATTCAAAAAAAACCTCCCCCTAAACAAATCAATACAATAGATGAAAAACATACGGAACTATTAAACCTATTCCACGAAAATGAAACGGAAACGATCCCTCGGTTAATAGCAGAAAAAGAGCGTCTAAAAGCAATTATTCCAACATTACAAGACCATCAAATAGATGCTTATATGGAAATTCGCGATAAGATTTTCGATATTAAATCCAAAATAAAAGAATTGAAACAAGAAAAGAAGAAATATCTATTGGATAATTCAAAATATATTTTCAATTATTTTGAAGAAAAAAAGAAGATTTCATCCGGTGATAATAATCAAAATGTAAAAATCCTGAATTCGTTTTTCAAAATAAAAGGTAAATCGGATGAAACCTCGGATTTAAATAATGAAAAGTATAGTCAGTCTAAAAAAATATTCCAAAATTATTGGCGTAATGTGAATAATGAAGTCATCCATATACAAGACTATATTATTCCATCGGATATTTGTGAAGAATGTAGAAAAGGCGAACTTATACCACAAGAAGATGAGGGTATATTAATCTGTAATAATAATGAATGCGGAAAATATATTACTTATATTATTGATAGTTCAAAACCAACCAACAAAGAACCCCCGAATGAAGTCTCTTATACAGCGTATATTCGGTTAAACCATTTCAAAGAAATATTATCGCAATTTCAAGCCAAAGAAACGACCCAAATACCAGAAGAGGTCATTGAAGCAATCCGTGCTCGTATCATAAAAGAACGTATTACGGATATGTCGTTGATAAATTATGATAAAATGCGTGATATATTACGTAAATTGGGTTTGAATAAATATTTCGAACATATCCAATATATCAATTCTATTTTTGGTATTAAACCTCCTATTATGAATGAAGAATTGCACGAGACGTTGTGTGTATTGTTTATAGAAATACAGAAACCATGGGCGACACATTGTCCGGCAAATCGTACCAATTTTTTCAACTATACATATACATTATATCAATTATGTGTTTTATTGGATCAGACCCAGTATTTACCTTATATTCCAATGATGAAAGATCGGGAAAAACAATTGGAACAGGATATGATATGGAAGAAAGTATGTAAGGATTTGGATTGGGAATTTTTTGCCTCCGTTTAGGGAAACCAAGGTTTCCCCTAAGACCCCTTCCTTTTCCAGGGAACCTACGGTTCCCTTGGACGAACCCTCCCTTAGTAGGGAAAAGGTCTTAACATAATTTATTATATTTATAACAAATTATCTAAAAATATTTATAAAAGTTACATCGGAGAAGGGAGGGGGCGTCCGGGGGAACCGTAGGTTCCCTGGATTAAACGCCGACCATCTTAAGGCCACCCACCAAATTACTACCAAGTGCAAAACCAGCACCTGTGCGTAGACTATCACCCATACTTGGGATGAAAACATCTAAGATACTGAATGTGGCAGCAGCAGAAAGTGCTAATACTAATACTTCTTCAACTGGAAGACTTTTCTTTGGAATAACAATGGCAACAATTGCAACAAAGATACCAAGAACAAGGTATTTAATAATGCGTTTTACAAGTTCGGACATGTCAATTAAACCGTTCATTTAATTTATATAATAGAAAAACAAAAAAAAACATCCTAAATAAAATAATATAATGTATAAAACACTTAAACAATAATTTTCATTAAAATATATAAAATGACTTCTTTTGAGAGAAAAACATTAGAAAACGGAGAACCAAATCCTAAATACATTGATTTATGTGATGAAGATGCCCCTGTTGCCGGACAAAAATTCGCCTGTATGTCTTTTATTTCTCCAGAAAAAATCCTAAAAAAGCGTGAAACCTATTTATTCGACCAATTTGTAAAACAATGGGATTTTGTGAAATCCATGACGAAATTTAATGATTTTTTACATTATGCTTCTTATAAATATAATCTAAATGTTGAAGAATTACTAAATGATTTCAATGAATTTTCCAAGGAAGAAGAAACGAAATTAAAAGAAAATTCAACCGAAGATGATTATAAGAATTTCTTAGATAAACAAGAAGATACACTCAATGAAAAATTCAATCGTGAACATTCCTTCCAAACATCCGTAAGAGGTTTGAAAATTCGAGGTGTATTCCCATCCCAAGACGAAGCCGAACTTCGTTGTAAAAAGTTGCGCGAATACGATCCAAACCATGATATTTATGTCGGTCCAATTGGTATGTGGATCCCATGGGACCCTGATGCTTATAAGACTGGTCGTGTAGAATTCATGGAAGAGGAATTGAACCAATTACACCAAGAAAAGGTGAAGAATGAGGAAAAAGCCAAACAAGAATTTGAAAAACGCATCAAGGAAACCAAGAAGAAGGCGATTGAAGAGAACATTAAATTAGCCGAGAAATCCGGAAATGTGTTGACACAGACCATGGACGATGAGGGTAATCTGATTGGTGTAAAAGATATGGTTGATTTTGATGATCGTGAGGTAGCAGAACCAGAAAGCATGAAATTACATAATGAATTATTATTACAAAAGGAGTTGGAACGAAAAAATGAGTCAGTTGTCGTAGAAGATGTGGAAGAAGAACAAGTACAGGAACTATAAAAATATACAATGAATGAGTTAAAATTTATAATATAATTATATGAAAATATATAAAATGAATGATGTTTATATATTTAATGCATTTATTCAAAATACTAATACAAAAAATAATTGATAAGTTAGTTTTAATTTATAATTTAGATTTCAATGAACCAATCATCTATATGGATTATTGGCGAAATTTTCATATAAGTGTGATGCATAACGAAAACAAAACTGTAATGCATTTATTCGCCCAATTAATCGCAAACAATGAGTTGTTTCATTATAAAAATAAATTCAAATTTCTGGCAAGCGTATTAAATAATCCATTTATGTCAGAAAAAGACAAAACCCATTTTTTTGATTTATTCCAAATCATACAGAAAAAATATTTCATTATTACCCGTTTCTTTAGAAATTATAAATTACGACATTCTCAAATACAAATCAATCATGATGTATTTTTAAATCCGATTCAAGAAACAGATAAAAATGTCATGGTTTTACTTCAAAATAATAAACGATATTTGTTTACCATAACGGATTTAGTAAATTTATTAAATACGTCTTTGGGAAATACTTACTACTTTTTTGCTGAGCCAAAAGCATGTAGAAACCCATATAATAACATGCCGTTCAACAAAGCGGATTTGTATAATATTTATTTTTTTATGAAAAACCGGCCGATTATTATGCCGACCTTGTTTCATGCCTTTTTTTTAGCGAATTTTAATTTGACAACATTTAAGAACGATAATGAAGATAATATACGGGAATACGCAATACGACAATATTTAGAAGTAACGCCAAATAATAAACTACGTATTATTTGCATTACAATGTTAAGTAATAATCGTCATACGCAAAAAATAAAAATACATAAAAATTTCCCCACTGATACATTAGTGAATGTATTGAAACCATATTTGAATTTATATTTACATACGAAGTATACTACAGAAACGAATAAGAAACATGAGGCAGATATGATGTTGGATATAAAATTAAAAGAATTTGTAAAATATAATAAAAATTTTGGTAGAAAACGAATGATCCTGGATAAAAGCGATTTCAGTTGTAGTTTTAAAAAAAAATACATCGTTTCGTACAATTGTATGTGTAAATCATACCATCACGATGAAGAGGATAATTTTATGAATAGCCATTTGAATGTAGTGAAATATTACGATGATGAATTTAGTGATACGGACGAAGATGACGATATTGATAATGAACCCGAAGAAGATAGTGAGGAAGAAATAATTTCAGGAAGAGAATTAATAGAAAGAGAGGCAGAGGGCGATGAAGATGACGATGAAAATACAGATACAGATATGGATATAGAAGACGACGATACTATTGTGGAAAATACAACGGACGTCTTTATACCATCCTATAATATTATAGGGATCCATCATGTGGAATCAAATGATTCGTTGAGCGGTTGAATAGAATGGTTCTAATAAATTTATTATATGAAAATAATAATTTTATAAAAATAGTTAAATAATACAATTGTTATCTATATAAAATGTCGGAGATTCAAAAAATGATCGCGTTAATGGATGAGACACCGAAAAGTTATCGGCGGGCGTGCTTATCTGATTTTTTTGATGAAGGGGAAGCGCCTTGCGAAAATACGAGCCGTCATTACAATAAAAATGATTCGCAAAATGATAACATCTCAAAAAATCAACAGGAATTCGGACATAGAAAACGAATCAAACCATGACGTACTGGAACCAAAAGTCAACAACAGATTGTACCCAAAGGGTTCAAAAAAGGGTTCCGTGGTTAAAGGCATTTATATAATATATGGATGACGCGATTTCATGGTGTAATGAAATGGCTGAGAATATATTGTATATGCGCGAATATGGAAAATAAAATATAAATATTGCGTTTTTATATTTTATGACTTATACATTTCACCATTTTTATAGTAATTGTATGTGGGTGAATATCCGATATCAGCGTTTTTACTAAATATCTCTACTCTATTATTTGGATATTTCATTGACGCTTGTATTGCTTCTTCCTCTGTTACAATAATAACCATATCTTCCCAATCATTGGCATTTATCAATAAATATGCGTACTCCATTTGATGTATACAATAGGGCAATAGTAAAAAGGGAGATTTTAAACTCATCACCCCCATTATTTACCACTTTGTTTTCTTAACATTGATGGTTTGTCCGGTCTTCTTCTTTGATTTGCTTGGATCATAAGCGTCATCTTCATCGTCTGAACCCATACCTTTTGATATTTCCCAGAATTCTTTGGAACCCAACCTGAAATCAGGGTGACCTTCTGCCTTGTACCAGAAAATTTGGTCGTGTAATTTATTAGATTTGGCGTTGTTATTTATTACCAGACATTCATAGTTTTCGGTGGTTTGGTCCATGACTGCACTGAACGATTCCAGTGTGGGAAACATACTCGCATAATTTTCCCAGATTTTTTTACGATTATTTAAATATGGTTCTCTTAAAATAAAAACGTAATCTATATTGGTGCGGAGATTTGGTGGAATACCAAGCGGGTACTGCATAGTAATGATCAACATTACCTTCCAATGTCTACCATTCATAAAGAGCAAACGCATCATTTTATCTCGAGTCCATGACTGGTCGTATAAACAATCATCTAAAATAACAAAGGCGCGAGGGTCAATAGTTGAACGACGGAAACTTTCTATTTCTTTATTCACTTGTTTTAAAACGGCTTTTTGTCGTCTTAAAATGTTCTCAATAAGTACGGTATTATACTCATCATGAATAAATAGTTTAGGTACATGAGCGGCATAAAAACCGTTACCTGCTTCTGTTCCGGATATAACCGTACCAATGGGTATGTCCTGGTGATAAAATAATAAATCACGTACTAAATAAGACTTACCAGTATCACGACGACCGATCATAACAATAACTGGACCTTTATTTTCATCTGGTTTAAATGTAATAGACCTCATATCAAATTTTTTTAATTCTAATGTCATGTTTTATATGATAAAGATATTTTTATTATTGAGAACCTAACGAATGTAGGGAACCAATCCAGGGAACCGTAGGTTCCCCCGGACGCCCCCTCCCTTTGTAGGGAAACCAAGGTTTCCCCTACGACCCCTTCCTTTTAGCAT